GTCGTAGGAGGAGACGGGGGTGGGCAGGAGGCTGATCCCGGCGTCCGCGAGGGAAGCCTCTACGTCGAGCCGGGTGTCGCCCTTGAGCCAATGGTCGTGGAAGGTCATGTGGTGATCGTCTGAAGGTTCGCGTCGGTCAGGGTGCCGCTGTAAAACTCGACCTTGCGGATCACGCAGTTGGCGTACTGCGAGAACGTGCCGGGGACGTTGCTGCTGTCCGTGGCTTCGGCACCGAGCGTCACGAAGTCGGTGTTTGCGATGGTCAGGTTGTTCGTCCCGCTCTGCACCGTGCCGCCGTTGATGCAGAACTTGGACGTGCTGCCGTTCCAGTAGTGGACGGCCTTCTGGACGCCCGTCCCGATGGTGCCCGTCGCGGTACTGCCGCTCGACCAGAACGCACGGGCCGCCGTGGTGGTGCTGGCCTCGATGCCGACCTGAGCGGTGGAGGCATCGTCGGTCGAGATGAGCGTCCCGGCCTGGCCCGGCGGGTAGAAGTGCACGACCAGCGCGCCGGGGTCGCCCCAAGAGGTTATCGACGAGTCAAGAACGTGCGCGAGGTCGGCGCTGCGGGTTACGTTGGCGGCGCTCGGAGTTTCGATGTACGAGGTTGGAGGTCCGTTTCTTGCCTCGTACATCGCTCCCCAGATGTAGACGCCGTCCGTGCTGTTGGCTGCGCTATACGACTGCCCGGTCGCGCTAAATGTAGGTGATCCGGTATTTGCCAGTCCCAGAAAGATATTCGTAGCACCTGACGATCTGGTCGCTCGCAAATGGCACCGATACCAGCCATTGCCGAAGTCCTCAATTCCATTTCCGACCGAACTGTACGTCGATCCGACATTCGCAGTCGTCACGGTTCCTTGATCCAAGTCAAACGTAGCGGCTTCGTAATCGGATGCAGTACCGCGGAACAGAATGTAGACGTAGCGACCAACCCCGCTCGTCGTGGATTTCTTGGCAAAGATGCTGACGCACAGATCGGTAGTGGCTGAACCGAAATTGCGGCTTATGTTATGGACTCCGGTTCCTGATACTTGCTCCAACAGCACGGCATCGGAAGCGTTGGCTGGGGAAGTCCAGAACGATCCGCCATTGTTGTCAATCGTCGTGTTGCTCTTTAACCAGTATGCGTTGGCGAAATCCTCGCTGTACTGAAGCAAGTTCGTGGCTGACCCCTCCACCAGAAGCCCAAGCCGCGTCCCGTTCTTGTCGTGCGTAAGGCGCGGGATGCCGTTGGAGGAGGTCGTGGTGGCGCTGTAGGGGAGCGGGGCGGTGCCCGTGACAACCTGAGCGCCCCAGAGGTACAGCGACCGCTCGTTTCCTGCCGTGACGGTGTATGTATGCAATCTTCCGGCAGTCGTGGAATTGTCAGTCAACGCGCAAAGATAAATCGCTGATGCACCACTAGAAGTAGCAACCATCGTCAATTGGCAGCGATACCAACCACTTCCCATGTTTGTGATCGTTGCGTCCGATCCCGTGACGGATGTGCCGACAGAGCCAACCGTACCGTTTGCCAAATCGAAATTGGCCCATTCATTCGTTCCGAATTGCCCCGAACCCGCCGTCAACTGGAGAACGGTGGCTGTACCAGCCTTGGCATAAACGCTCCATGTGTACGACGCGCCGGAGGTGATCGTCATTGTGACGGTTTGGCGTATATCTCGTCCCGAGTTGCTAGCGGCAGATTCGGTGATCGTGTCGGCGGTCGTGTTGCCGTCCGGGGAAGTGACCGTATTTCCAGTCTCGGTCGTGTTCGTGTTCGTCCAAGTGGTCGTGAAGTCCTCGCTTTGGAGGCACAGGTTCGCCGTGTTCGGCGCGATGTAACCGGACGAATCGACGTAGGTTCCAGCCGTGCGGAGCGACGAGTAGGTGTAGTCCGTCCCGTTCGCCCACGGCTCGCCGCTGCTGAAGTCGAGCGTCCAGGACGGGGACAGGGATCCGCTCGCCTGCGTGGTCGCGGACGCCGTGTACCAGGCCGAGTCGTTGGTCCCGTTGTAGGAGTTCGACCTGATCCGGTAGTAGTAGAGGGTGGATGCGGTGAGCCCGGTGTCGCTGAAGCTGGTCGCGTTGGCAGCCGTGGTGGTGACCAGGGACCAGTTCGTGTTGTCCGTGGACCGCTCGATGCGGAACCCGGTCTCGACCCCTGACTTGTCCGTCCACGACAGGTTGATCTGCGTGGAGGATGCTGCGGTCGCCGTGAAGGACTGGACGGCAGCCGGGGTGGTGACGCTGGATGCGACGACCCACGAAGAACTGCCCGCCGCGTTGGTGGCCCGAATCCGATAGAGATAGGCCGTGGACTCCACCCTGCCCGTGTGGGAGTAGGAGACGGCGTTGGCTGCCGTGGTGGTGACCGCCGAGTAGGTCGAGCCTGCGTTGGTGGAGACCTCGATGTCGAAGCCGGTCTCCTGGCCCGTGCCGCTCGAGTTGTCGGTCCAGGAGAGGCTCACGGAGTCCGCGAAGCTCGAGGTGGCCGTGAAACCCGAAGGTGCGCTCGGGACGGTCGTGGATGCCGTGGTCGTTGCCGAAGCCGTCCCCGAGTAGGCCGAATTCCTGGCGGCATTGGCCGCACGGACCCGGAAGTAGTACAGGGTGCTGGCGCTCAGGCCGGTCGCCGAGTAGGTCGTGGCCGTCGCTGAGAGACCCGTGGCGATCTCGGTCCAGTTCGTGTTGTCCGTGGAACGCTCGACCTTGTAGGAGGTATTCCCCGTGGACACGTCGGTCCAGCTGAGGTCGATCTGGGTCGAGGACGAGGCCGTGGCCGTGAGACCCGTGGGGGCCGCGGGGACGGTCCAGGAGTTGGCCGTGGAGCTTGGCGTACCGCCGCCCGCCTTGTTCACGGCGATCACGCGGTAGTACCGCTGGAGGCTTTCGGCAAGGGACGAGTCGGTGAGGGAGGTGGTGTTCGCGGACACCGTCCCGACGAACGACCAGGACGCGAGACCGTCCGTGCTTCTCTCCACCTGGAAGAAGTCGGCATCGCTCCCGCCGTATGTCCACGACAGGCTGAGCGAGCTGGTCGAGGCATCCGTGAACGACAGCGAGGACGGGCTGCCGGGCACGTCCACCATCGTCTCTGTTACTTCTCCGCTGTAGTTGGTGACGTCCCCGGCGAGCTCCGCACGGACCCGGTAGGTGTAGGTTCCTGGGTAGAAGACTCCGGTGTGGGTGTAGGAGAGACCAGGGGTTGTCGTGAGGTCGCTGAAGGTGGCCCCGCCGTCCGTGGAGACCTGGAGTCTGTAGGTGTCCCCCCCGCCGTCGCTCCAGCTGATGTTGATTACCGACTCGGACTGCAACGCCTGGAGGATGGACGGCTTTGACAGCTCGACCGAGTTCGCCGGGATGAACTTGACGGCACCCTTTCGGTTGACCGAGAACGGGCGGAAGGTGGGCCCGGTGTTCGCGTTGGCGTTTGGGTTTGAGTGCGGGTTCGAGCTAGTCATGGGTGAGTCTTTGCCATCCAGTTGAGACCTGTGTTCCTTGGGCTTCCGAAGGAGCGCCTGTGGGCATCCTCGAAGCGTTCGATTTCCTTGTCCATGTCCCTCTGCTTCCTCTCGCGGATCATGCGGTCAACGTCCACGGCGACCGCCTTTGCCCAGTACCCCACGGCCATGCTCAGGGCGTCCAGGCGGTCATCGTGGCGGAGGCTTCCACGGTCCCGGGTGATCCGGGTGAGCTGGTGGAAGAGCATGTAGGAGAGCTGCTTCTCCGGGGGGAGTCCCTTGGTGGACTCGTAGTCGGCCCTGACGACCGAGGGCTGGACCACCAGCCTGTGCTGGTTCATCACGGGCTCGAGGGTGTCGATGATCCGCTTCTCCTTCTGGGTGGAGTGGCGGACTTCCTCGGTGGTGCAGGGCCATGTCTCCCGGAGGTACGGGGTGAGGAGCTGGGTGAACATCCCGTCCCCGAAGTTCGACTCAACGAGGATGCGGTTGACCTTCTGGTCCCTGGCGACCTTGGCGAGTGCCTTGAGGTTCTCCGGGGTGTAGCCGCCACGGAGTCCGCCGGCTGCCGTGAGGTGCATCCAGCCGTTGAGCATCTTGATGACCGCGTAGCCGGTCTCGTCCTCGCCACGGCCCGAGGGGTCGATTGCCATGACGGAGCCCGTGTAGGGCAGGAACTTCTCGGAGATGACCTGCGGCCTGTGCCAGCGGTCACCCTTGAAGCCCACGGACGGGAGGTCTTCCTCGACCCGGTCGGAGGCTCCTGACCAGACGAGCCGTTCAGGACCCTGCTCCGGGTCGCCTCCATAGGAAATGAGGTCGGAGAGCCTCAACGGATACCGCTCGGCATCGCTCAATGACGTGCTGAGCATGAACTGGAGCTGGAACCCGGACCTGCCCCAGGACAGGGCCCGCTCCTGGAGGTCCTCCTTCGAGAACCTCTTGGGATCCGTGGGCTCTCCGACCCTCGACTCGGACCACTCTTCCGTGACCGAGGGGGCAAGTCTTCCGCCGTAGGACTGGATCTCCTCTTCCTTGGGGTAGAGGGCCGGCCAGATGCGGCACTCGTAGCCGCGTTCGTTCAGGACGTGGTAGATGGACTCCTCGGTCTGTGGGGTGCCGAGGAACACCACCCTGCCCCCCGGCTTGATGATGGCGTCCACTTCCTTGATCCGCTCCTGGAGCTGCTCCCTCATGGTCGTGGTGGCCGAGTTGTTGGACACCTCCACGTCATCGAGGATGACGCAGTCCGCACGGGAGCCCGTGAGCTGCCCGGTGACGCCGAGGCTCTTGACGCTCGGTGCATGGCTCGGGGGAGCCGGGGCCACGTCAAAGGCGATGGAGGAGTTCCTCTGGGAGTCCCTCGGTGCCAGGTGGTGGAACAGAGGCACCGCCGCCATGAGCTTCTTGCAGAAGTTGGTGAACTCGTCCGCCCTCTGCTTGGATGCCGACACGACGAGGAACTGCTTCGAGGGGTCCAGCATGAGCTGGTGCATCACGAAGGCGGACGTGATCCAGCTCTTGCCCACCCCACGGAAGGCCATGAGCACCTGCCTGCGGGGACCGTTCTGGACCCAGTCGGCCATCTCGTACTGGACCTTGGTGGGCTCGGGGAGCCCGATGGCGTTCCAGGTGAGGTAGAGGACGTTGCGGAAGTCCTTCAGCCTCGGGTCAAGGTTGTCCTGCAAGCGTCAGGTCCCGAACTTTCGCTCCACCTCGGAATCGAACGGGAGGCTCTGCGCCAGCCTCAGCATGGGGGTTCCCTCGAGTGCCGCCTGGTCGATGCAGTTGTCCTTGAGCATCTGGCGGGCGACGTTGAGGTCAGCCGGGGTGGCCTCGCCGGACTGGATCCGGCGCACCAGTTCCCCGCAGAGGAGGGAGTGGAGGTCCTTGAGGACCTGCTTGTCAGCCATTGGCGACGTAGGCGATCAGGGTGTGGGAGCCGCTGCTGCCGATGCCTGCGGAGGTGCAGACGCGCATCAGCGGGAAGCCCTGGACGACCTTGACGTAGGTGCGGTATCCGCCGATGGTGTTCCATGCGCCGGCACCGATGGGCTGGGTCATGGCCGAGACGAGGAATGAGTCGATGGTGACCCAGTCCACGCCGTCGAGGGAACCTTGGAGGGCAACGGTCCCGGTGGTGGTCGGGGCAGACGCAGCGGTTGCCTTGACCTCCGCGACGAAGACGCTGGTGTATCCGACGACCGGGCGGTAGGCGGTCGAGGTGCCGGTGATGGCGGCGTTGGCCGCCTCGTTGACGAGGGTGACGGTCTGCATGTGGTTACTTTGAGAAGAGGTGGATGAGGAGGGACACGGCAGCCGAGACTGCCCCGGCTCCCCCGATGATGAACGAGCGGGCGTGTTCGAGTTCCCGCAGGCGGTTGTCGTGGTCCTTGATCTGCTCCTGCTGGTGGCCCTGCATGGAGAGCAGGGAATCGACCTTGCCCTCGAGGCGGCCGATGGCGAGGAACAGCTCGTCGTGGTGCTGCTGGGAAGTCATGGTCAGCTCAGGCGGAGGAACCACATGCGCCAGGAAGCCTGGGTCCCGGCGGTGCCTGATCCCGTGTTCGTGAAGTTCGGTTCGTTGCCCCATCCGGCACCGGACGCTCCCGTGTACTTGAAGTAGTAGAAGCTGTTGGCGGCGATGGTGATCTCGCCTCCGACCCCGGTTCCGGCGTTGTATTCGGAATCAAGCGGGTCGAGGACCACATATGCCCACGGATTCAGAACCTCGTCCGGGCTCGGAACATTTGCGATTCCGGCAAGACCCCATTTCATCCTGCTGTACATGAGCAGGATCTTGATCGGGTTCGCGGTGTTGTTGTTGATCCGGAAGTAGTTCGACCCGCTGTTCCCGGCGAATGCGTTCGTCGCACTCTTGTAGTTGACGACGTTCAGGCGCGAGTTCACCGAGTTCGACAGGCGGCACTCGACCTGCACCGTGGAGGTCGAGACGACCGTGGCCGTGATCGTGTTGATGTTCCAGTCCATGAACCCCTTGGCATCGACGTAGCCCTTGGTGGCCGCGTCGGAGGCATTGACCGGGGTTGCGACCGAGGTGACGAGCTGGCTGTTCATGCTCACGGACCCAGCCGGTGCCGTCATCTGGTCGAGGCGGTTCGTGCGGACAGCCGTGTTGAAGTCCGTGATCTTGGACGCGGTCAGGTTCGGGATGTCCACCGCTTCCAGAAGGCGGAACGCAGGGAATCCAGTCTCGTTCGTCGGTGCAGCGAGGACCTTCTTGCTGTCAACCTTCGGGAAGTTGACCTCCAGGTTCCCTGATGTCGTGATCGGGGAGTTGCTGACGTTGAAGATGTCTGGCATCGTCAGGCCAACGCTGGTCACGGTCCCCGAGGACGGCCCGAATGCCACCGAATCGACGTAGCCCTTGGTGGCGAAGTCCGTGGAGGCGCTTGGGTTCACCCCGCCGACGATCTTGCGTCCGCCAGCGTTCCACACGTTGTTCACGGGGTCCAGGGGGAGCCCGTTGGCACCCACGTCGTTGGCCTCCTGGGCGACGTAGAGGTTGTTGAGCATCGCCGTGTCGAGGTCCGATGCCGTGAGGACGTCACCATCCTCGAAGTCAACGAGCCTGGTTGCCGCCGTGGTCGGGGTCTGTCGCTCGATCCTGACGTTGTCCCCTGCGGTTGCCCCGGATGCCAGGGTCACCGTGGGTGCGCTGAGGCTCCCCGAGACGGTTGCGGTCGTCACCAGGCTCCCGTTCAGGTAGACCTTGATGTGCGAGGACTGGAGTGCGGCCCCGCCGGGGAACGTGACGGGACCGAACACGGTCTGGCCGTTGGTGGCCGTGTAGGTGACGCTTGCGTATGGCATTGTTGTGGTTCTCAGCGGAGCATGGAAGCCTTGACCTCGCGGCTGTGAGCCACGGCCCTGGCGAGTTCAGGGGATTCCTGCATGAGCTGCTGCATGGCAGCCCTGCGGTAGTTGGAGACGTATCCACGGACGAGGGACACGCGGGGCGAATCGAGGTTGTCCTGTCCCATCTGCGGGAGCTGCCGGTAGAAGGGGCTCTGGATCAGGGAGGCGAGCTGGTCCTTGACCGACTTGCCGTTGATCCGCATCTGGCCCGTGAGCTCCTGGAGGCGGTCGTAGGCGGACTGCCCGTTCTTGAGCTTGATGGCACGGAGGTCGATGCCTCCCGGCAGGGTGCTCCGGGGAGCCCCGACCGAGATGAGGCTGTCCGCCAGCTCACGCTTCACGGGATCCTTGGTGCGGCTCGAGGCAGTCCCGGGGAGGAACATGCTGCCCCACCCTTCGTTGCCCTTGAGGGGTTCCCCGAGGGCGTTGCGGACCTTGTCCACGGAATCCCCGTAGCCGGGGAGTCGGGCACGGATGGCATCCATCATCGAGCGGACCTCGCGGACGTCCGGGTCCATGCCGTAGGTCTCTGCCTGCGCGAACACGTTGGGGACGAGGGCACCCGCGTACTGCCGCTGAAGCCTCTTGAAGTCGTTCTCGTCTCCCGTGAGAGCACCGAGGGTGGTCACGATGCCCCGGAGGTAGCTCTTGTTGGTGACGTTGTTCGCCACCGAGCCGATGACCGCCGTGGCGATCTGCATGACGGCATCCTGGTCCTCCGGGGACGGGTCGTAGGTGTTCGAGGCGATCTCGAAGGTGTCCGCGACCAGCCCGAGGAAGGTGGCGATGGGGTCGTTCCTGCCGTAGGAGACGTAGGTGTCTCCGAATCGGAAGGAGTACGGCATCCACCCGGATGCGAGGAGCTGCTTGCGGAGGTCAGGATCCTTGGGACCCCTGCCCGTGACCATGCCGTTGGCGGCAAGGGCGATGCCCGTGGTGTAGAGGAGGGTGCCCGTGGCAAGCCTTCCGGTCGCCTCGGCAACGGCCTCCTTGTCCCCGGCACGGGCAGCCTGCACCCAGTCGTACATGCGTCCCACGGGGTTTCGGTCGGTGACGAACGCCAGGAGGTTCGTGGGGGTGCGGATGAACGGCACCACCAGCTGAAGGGCCGGGACGTGGCTGACGGCACTTGCGGTTGCCTTGCCGATGTTGCCGACGAGGCGGGTGCCGTAGACCGAGGACTCGGCCATGTCGTCGTACTCGCGCTTCCAGGTTGCCTCCCGGACACGGCGCTCGATCTCAGACGATGCCTTCTGGAGGATCTTGAAGTCCTGCCCGGTCTGACCCTGGAGGTTGGCCCCGAGGCCGGCCCCCATGAAGTCCTCATCGACGTAGGCATCCCAGTTCTGGTCCACGAACCGCTGGACCTCCGGGATGAACATCGGGTTGGTCCGAGACTTCCTGCCGGCGGCGTCGAGGC